AAGAGCATAAGGATTATCCTGTAAATCTCCGATACCTGCCTTATTTACCATGGCGATACCATCCATTGTTAAACGTATATCATGGTCTTCCCTACCGTATATGATAGGAACAACTGCATCAGCTATTTCTTTTTGTCTTTTATCATAATCAGAGTTATACTGCCCCAAAGCAGCACTAACAATACCTAGTGACTGCGCCAACTCAGCACCTTTATTTGTCTTAGCTGCTTGAATACCCCCACCAAAACTGGGTATCATCAGATTTCTTTGATATGTATTTTGAGGTTGTGGGGTGAACTGTTTAGCTGTCCCCACAGCATTAGAAGTTGATGTAACTGCCATATTTTGTGCTCATCCTTCCTTTCTGCCAATCAAAACCATCGTCACGCCACAGCCCAGGGAACTGGTCATTGTACTTAGGATAGCCATCAAAATAATATCGACGCTTCCAGTTATGCATACCTCCATTATAATCTGTGCCTAAAGCAGCTTCTCGTTTCGTCTTAGCATTCAGATAATCATTGTACCAAGACAAACCAGTACCTGCTAAGCCTAACAGAAGACTGGTTGTTGACGGCATTTCTGGAGCCTGCGCACGGATGTTTTCAATTTCATCCTGTGTAGACTTCATTACCGCTTCCTTATTCAAATCTATTTCATCAGATTGTCGTTCATAATTATCTTTCACAGAACTTACTGTTCGTAACACATCAGCATTCGCAGTACGTTCTAAAGCTCTTCCTGTACGGGAGTCTCCCCCTGTGTCTTCATTAATAGAAGCACGGACTCCAGAAAGTAAGCCTAATGAGTTTTGTCTTACTTTCATAATGTTATTCACAGCAGCATCAAAAGCATCTACCCTTTGCATCTCATAATTCTGGAATGCATAATTCATTTTCTTTACAGCTGCCCCTGCCTGCTTAGACAAAGCTGCTGCTTGTCTCTTAGAATTCTCTCTCTCATTGCTCCAGTTAAAAAATGTGGAACCTAATGATGAGACACCTTGAGCAATCTCCAAACCCGACATGCCACTTAAAACGCCCATGCGTTCTCAGCTCCTTTCTTTAGTATACTCGATACCTTGTTGTATAATCCGCTTCGTATCCACCACCAATGATAGACAAAGGCAATGGAGAGTCATTTAATATTTTAATAGTAGCTTCTGTATTCCGTTTTCTAATAGGCACTCTAAATGTCCCTGTAAGTAATGAAGTTTCTCCCAATATATAGTTGCCCATCTTCTTATTTGTCATGATATAATTATATTTGTCATTCACAGATACTTTCATATATCCAGATGAAGCATAGTCGAGAAGAATGTTTTTTATAACTAATCTATATGAAGGTACTGTAGTTGTTCCCCCACCACTATTTAATTGTTTTAAATAAAGTGTAGACAAGGTGATAGAAAACTCATAAGGTACTCCTACAATTACCTTACTCCCCAGTTTTAAATCATCAGACACACGTAAGCGTATCAGTTTTGTATCCGAATCCTCTGCATATAATAATCCTGAAGAAGTGAGGGCAACTGCATCTGTAACACCTTCAGAATATAGTTTATCTATCTGTAATGCTAAATACATTCCACTATTATCTGCTGTAGTGTTCTGTTCAGTTAATGTCACTTCCATTTTTCTGTCTAGCATAACTCGATAAGGTTCTGTTTCTGTAAAATCTTCTGTGCTATAACTGAGTGTCATTTTTTCTAAATATACTGCGTTGCTTTTATGTTTAACTGCCAGATACAGCGTAGAGCCTATAAAATCAGCTCCCAATATTTCTCCTGAAAACTTCCATTTAGACCATGAACTCTGCACTCGATTACCAGACATATACAAATACTTATAGACAAATAAAGTGTCTTTATCCTCCGTATTCATCAGCAATAATAAGTTTTCATTGGAGTTACCTATCATTCGATATACATCATTATGGATATAATAAGGTACGTGTGCTGTTACTTCTTCTGCATCCTTTACATCTGTATAGTATTGTGCAACACGATATTCTGAAACACTTGCATAGTCTGCACGTTTAGAGACAAAGTATACAGAGTTACCCGCCCCTACAGGAATTACATCTGTGTCTGAAGTAAACTCTGTTACACTATCCAACCGAGCATTTTTAGGAGATAATGTACCATCTGAGCTGAGAGCAAACTGTGTCTGTTCAGAAAATACATAAAGAGAACCTGAAAATGGAATAGCATTATAAAGAATACTAACCTTATTGTTAGGTGCGTTTGTGTCTATTGGGTCATCATCCTGCACATCTACTACACTTGCCATCCAGAAATTAAACAAGTCAGAAGATGAAGACAAAATGATGTTCTCTCCACTTAGGAATCCTAAACGATTTCTGTAGAAGAATAAGTCATTGAGTGTAGCCCCTACAAAAGAAGGCACCTCATTACTATCTTCATCACCTGTTTTACGAGGTTCCCATTCCAAAGGTTTAAAGACAAAAGTGCCATCGGCTTCTCGTACTAATGCATGGGGCATTGTATTTGCATTAATAGTGTTATCAATTCCAGTTTTTACCGTTTCCACCCAAATATTCTGAGATGCTGAATATTTTACATAATAGTTATCATCGGCACTGGATTCCCCACGCACTAAGACAATATAGCCATCTGGGGCTGATGCAGGTAAGTTGGTAAACTTATTAGTATATGAAGTAATCCCAATTAGAGCTAAATTATTGAAAGAGTCAGAGGTTTCAATTTTGTCTATATGCCCCCGAATACGTAACCAAGATGAACCTGTATCTACCGTGTAATTCTTTGCTCGTATCTGAGTAGCCAACTGGTCACGAATATAATCAGTAGCTATTTGTTTAACATGCGCCACCTCAGAACCATCTGGAGTTTCATAAGAAGCTACCTGAGTTCCATTAATAGATACGGTGTATGTTCTCCCATACTGGCCTTGTTTGACATTTACTAAAGCACCTTGTGAATACATAGTATCCTCAGTCTTTACGCCAGACATAGCTACTTTTTTTGTCTTGTTTAATATAAATGTATAGTCAGCAACCGTAACTACACGAAGATTCGCATAAGGATTCAGGATACCAGACAAATAGTCTGCATCCTTCATTGTCACTGTAAGCTCCTTACCAGATAAATCAAAGACACGAATACTTTTTTCTACTACATTAATAAATACTATATATTGCTCTGTTTCATCCCGACTAATAATATGAACATAATACTTTGCATCATCTGATGATAAACTAAATAAGTTACCTATAGAAATAGTAGGAGGTCTTTTCTGCAAACCACCGGCTTCTGTAGAAAATCCATTAACCTGTTCTTCTAACTGTTCAGGGTGTCTAAGCATTGGTGGCTGTTGGCTTACACCTTCAATAAAGTTGTCTATGCGCTGCATTATATTACTCATCGGGTTCCCACCTCTGTTACACTAGTATTATTAAAGATGTTAGGTTTCTGCATATCTAATTCATAAGTAATCACATCCGCATAGGCTTTACCTACCTCAGAAGACAAAGCTGATTCTATGTCTGCATCTCCCAAAAACCGAGAGGCAAATCCTAAAGATGCCCTGGCTGTAACATACTTTCTAAATACATCAGGTAATTCATCAAAAGGGATACACTGCACAACATTACTTAGGGTAATTGCAGTAGAGAATATATCGGTATTATTTGTCACATCATAGACAAAGCCTCCTCTGTTTCGATACGTTGTACCCCCTGTACGAAGCCACGAAGAATCCCACCGAATTTTTCCATTTATGGTACTAGGTTGTAACACCATTGTAGGATACGTATTAAAATCCCATCCTTCTTGTTGTATCTCTCTACTAACTGATTCTAAGAAACGTTTAGCAGTTGTAGCATCTACATTCTCTGACACATCTTCTAAAGTTGTTATACCATCTTCCCCAATACTATTTAGAATTTCGTTCAGAGCATCTAATTCTGTCAAGGGCGTAATAATCATCTATTGCTGTCACCTTCCTTTATATACATATTATATATAGAGAGAGAGAGAAAGAGACAAAGGATATTACATCCCCTGTCTCTTCTCAATCATATAATATTTACTACGAACCAGAAGAAGCTGTGGTAATAGTAATAGCATGGGAAGCTTGCGCTGTGTCTGTCCATGTACCTGCAGTGATAGCACCATTAGCATCTTTAGTAAGCGCAATACTTGCAACGCCTACGCCTGTATCACCCTTAGCTCCTGCTGCTCCTTGGGGACCTTTTAAACTAAATAACTTAGAGCCAACAGTCACATCTGAATCTCCTACGGCAGTAATATGGTACACATCACCATTTATGTCAACAACAAAATCATCCGTCTTAACCCCCGCACCAGAGTTAGGCAACTGTTCTTTTGTCAACTTGCTTTCAGTCACGGCTGCTGTTGCTGCCCAAAAGCTATATCCCTGCGTACCTCCTTCTGCGATTCCTTGTTCGATATGATTCAAACTATCTGCATCAATAACATTTCCTGTTTCCCATTTTTTTGCTGTGTATGCCATTTGCATTCCTCCTTTTTAGGAACATAAGGTAAAGGTTATGCTCCTTTTATACTTGGGATTTGCCAACGATTGCCTTACCTACGATAGCATCCCCTGTTACTCCCCCGTGGAAATTGTACCAATAGCCGAAGCTTCTGGACGAAGACCACCATGACCCATCTGATATTTAGCTACCAAATGAGTAGACTGGAGTTCAATACGACGAGCTGTTTCCAACTGAAGGTCTTTCAACTTAACTGTACCTACTGCAGTACGATGACCTGCGACAAAGACACATTTGTCTTTATAGTCTTCAGGAAAATCATGAGCAGTACCAGAAGACAATACATGCGTACCATCTGCACCACCGATTGTCAGATGGGGAACTTCGATAATCGTAAATCCTGCCAGTTTCGTAATATTACCATCTACGATAGTACCAACGGCACCAAAGTCACGGTTAATAGCTGTCCAAGAGTTAATAAGAGCAGCTACCCCTTCTGGCTTCATGTAGACAAAACGGTCATCTGCAGGAACGTACTGTTCAGAGAATTTAGCTTTCAATTCCAAAAGCATCTGTACCAACATCTTACCTTCTGCCTCTGTTACGCCAATATCACCTGCAGCCAGTGTCTTTGCTAATACAATGCCTTTACCCAATCCTGTAATATTTTCTGTATTCGATACAGCCAGTTTAGCTAACTCAGCAATGATAGCACCATCAGCGGATACAGCCAGGGATTCACCCATCTGTTTAGCATATTCCTGACGAACATCAAAATGAGACATAGCTTCGTATACGTCCGTTACTAACTGGTCGGAAGTAAGCAAGCCATCAATGCCAATAATCTTTTCATTATGCGGAATAGCTTCACGCACATCATCCAAGCTCTGACCTGGCTGTAAGTAGTGAGCATTTGCCCGACCAAATACTGGGAAACTTGCAGATTTACCAGAAGAAATTGTTCGAACAATATGGTTATTCATAGATTTAGAAGCACGTTCGAAAGCGGTAATAATTTCACCACTAAATACTTTCAAAAAGCCCTGTAAGGCATCCGACTGTCCCTGATTTAACCCTGGTTGAGAAATGTTTGTTAATGTTGCCATGTGTATATCACGTCTCCTTTTCTAATTAAAATAATTTAGATGTAATAACTTTCTGCTCTACAGAACGTGTGTATGCTTTGTCTTTACCATAACGAGGGTCAGACATAGCTGTAATCATTTCGTCCTTAGAGGAAAATCCGGTAATACCTGTACCTGCCTGAGAACCACTACCCATAATGGTTGTTCCCTGTGTACCATAAACCCGAACCATATCTGCCTGCACACCAGACAACATCGTCTTAATAGACATAAGGTTCCCTGTGTTTATAGTGTCATTCCACATCTGTTGATACTCTGGACTCTGTGTCTTTACAAAGTTTTGAATTTTAACAAAGTTATCCTGACCACCACCATATTCAATAACACGATTAGCCAACATTTCATACTCAGCTTCCATGCCACGAATATATGCATCAACAACGGTCTTAGGATACCCTGCCT